ATCCCCATTGTTCAGCCATCGCTCTTGCGATTCCACTGTATGTTATGGAGCGTTTTTCAGCACGGTCTTTACTTGGCGACATGCGATGAATCCGAGACTCGCGACCATCTACAATCTTTGTTGGTCTGAGTGGTGGCAGTCCATTCAACCAAAGGCAGGTAGCTTTTGTCTCGCCATGCCCAAACTGCCAAGGTTGGATAATCTGGTCAGGCTTCCGATAGTGAGTGGACATGATTCCGATAGGGTTTTCAATAGCCCATTTGCAAGGCAGTTTTGTGAACTCCAGGAAAAAGTTGATAGCGTTAGCTTGGCGTCCGTCCGCTCGTTTTGCTTGAAAGTGCCTGGCTCCACTCACGCAAAGGTCTGTGCATGGAGGGAAGCCTAACACCAGATCCCATTTGATCAGCGCAAAAGCCTTTCGCCAGTCCATTTGGAAGTGCCATAAATCAAGCTCGCCGTCGTATGCGGCTGGCCTCAAGTCGCAGGAATAAGCATCATGCCCTTTCGCTGCAAATGCGCGGCGTACCTCGCCGCTAAACTCACATGCCACCAAGACTTTCATACTTTGCGTTTCTCCAGTTCTTCGCGCTCTAGTCGTTTCACATTTTCCCCTGCTCCAATCAAGTGAGCATACAGGTTGTCAATCTCAGAGCCTAACTGACCCTGGATATAAGCATGTTCGCCTCCCGATGCCTGAAAAGCCTTATCAGCTTCCTCTAACCTCTCCAGCGCCAGTTCAAGCGCGGGGCGTGGCGAGGGTTCGATGGTGAAAAGATCAGTCATGACTTACCTCCCGCCATTCTCAAGACTTGCAGGATTCTTGCCCCGTCGTCTGTTAGGCTGTATGTCCGACCCGCGCTCATTTGTTCGTCGCCTGACTTAACGCATCCTGCCTCTCTTAGTCTGCGCAGGATTTGAGAAGCCTTAGTGCCGCTCCATCCGTATTGCGCTGTTAGAGTCTGTGCCTTGTGTATTGGAGTCTGCTCCATCAATAGCATGGCACGCAGGTCACAGAGCGAGATAGACTTATCACTGAGGGCAGATAGGTGTTGTAATAACTTTGGTAGGTTCATATCAGAATGATATCTCTTCGCTTCCAAATCCGCCATCATCTTCCTGCACTGGCGCGACGTATCCAAGCTGTACATTTGGAGCATTCGGGCGTACCGGCTTACGCTCTGGCACGGGGTCAGACTTGTTGAAATTGAACTCGCGGCCATCGCCCAAGATTGGAAGCTCTAGGCGTTGCTGGCGCTCATCCTTCGTTCGCGACTCCTTAACAAGGTGGGTCTTTTCATCTTTGAGCTTGTCGCTTGCTTTGATTTCAAGTGAGCAGTAGGCCGAGTCTTTGCCATTGCTGCGCGGATAGTGCTTCACTCGACTCTCTGACAAGTCGATCATGAGGAAGTGCTTTCCGTTCTTTTCGCGGACTTCCGCGCCTTGCAACTTAGCGAGGTCGATATTGATGTTAATTAGGTCTGACATGTTAGTTTTCGTAAAAATTGATTATTGCTGCTTTTGCTTCTTCGATGGTGTGCGCCATGCAGACAGTGTGCCCGCAGTGGTAAAGATCGGCATGCATTTTAACTTGTGATTCACTTGGTTTACCTAGCTTGCCATTCTTCAATTCAAGCCACAGGACACGGCCCCCAGGGGCATAGAAAACAAGGTCAGGAACGCCCGCTTTCATGCCTTGCGCTTGCATCATTCCTGCCGTCTTTGGTGAGCGTCTAGCAGCGTTTGGCACGGCAAAAAAACGATCCTTCACAACCTGCTTCTGAGTTGTTCGGAGCCATGCCACAAGGGCCTTTTGAAGCTCGTACTCAGTGCGGAATCCTTCGGTCTTCTTCTGAAATTGCCTGGCGGTCATTACACCTTCTCCTTTCGGCATGGCGGCTTACCCTCTGCTTTTGCTCGCTCGATTTGGAGCGCGATTTCTAACTGTTCGATTGTGTTCACTATTTCATTCCTTTCAGTTTCTCGTTTGCCTGCTCGATCTGATCGCAAAACGCTGCGACCACTTCCGCCATTCGTGCGCAGATTGTTTCGTCATGTTCAACGCGAACAACCAGAGGCGGCATGAAGCGCGAATAGCTGACAAAATCCCAATACGGTAGCCCTGTCACCATCATCGACCCATGAACCTGCGCGGCGTAGTCTCCAGGCAGCTTTCCAGCGAGCGCGTAACTAACGTGAGTAGTCGGAGCAGGGCACTTGATTTCGAGACCGCTAGCACCGTCTACAAGGCCATCTGGAGAGCAACCGTAGCGCCCGCAGTCGGACACGACAAAGCCGGGGGTGGAAACGGTCACGCCATAGGTAAATTCGTACCATGGCCGTGCTTCATCCTCCATTAGATTGCCATCCTCCATTTGCTTCGTTCCAAACGTTGGTAAAGGTCCGCACCAAATCTCTGCCACTTTTTGCGCGAGTAGCGTTTTGGGCATCTCTCCCTTGCGCGGTTCTAGCGACTCAGTGAACAGTTTGGAGAACTCGGAAGCGGTAGGCCTGCCAAGGCGAAGCTTGAGCCATTCGTCAGCCCCTTGGATTACATCGTGGATCTTCATTTCGCGCCTTTCTCCTTGGTAGTTAGCGCACGATCCAGCATCCCGTAGCGAGTGCTTCGGATTTCGGCAAAGCTTGCGGCCTTGGCGAGTTTCAAGAAGGCTTGAACGTCGCCATTCACAGCGCGTAGCCGTGACTCCAATTGAGCGGCCTGCTCTGGCGTGATGGCATCGCCTTCGATCTTCACATCCGACTTGTCCACAACGATGTTTAGAGCAGAACAGAGGGCAAGACGCTTGGCGTACTCATACGCCGCGCCGTCTGCTTGGCATTCACTGGAGCCGGGAGGGCCTGCGCCGATTCGCACCTCCATAGAATAGCGTTTCGAGTGGCCGGAAACGTGCTGCAAAACGCAAGTCATAGTCACAGTCTTTTCTCCGCGCTGTGGCTCAAATGACAGCGAGAAACCATGCTCGCCAAGTAGCGGGGAGACTTGATCCATGATCTCTTGGAAGTTTGCGTAAACGAACTTGATTCCATCTTTGCCAGGGACTGGCTTATTTGCTCGCACGTTGACGGATTCCTTTTGTAGCGCGTTGAACGCTGCCGCGAAATCCTGTTCCGCTAGCCTGTCTTGCTGCTTCTGGTGCATCTCCATCATGAGCGCCAAAGACTGAACATCTTCCGGCCTCACGCCCTGCGTTACAATACCTTGGATAACCAGACCGATTTCAAGCGGTGCCGATTGCGGGCGAGGGTTTATTATCTGGGTCTCGTTACTCATTTTGTCGTGGTGTTTCTTCGGTTATCTGTTCGGGTGATTTCGTTTTCTTCGCACATGTCGCAAAACCAAGCTCCATTAATCCACTTGCGCTTATGGTTGCAGTCGCAGAAGGGGCAGATACAAGGCTCGTTGTTACTTGCCTCGTTGTGGATTTCTTGGAGTTGGAGGGTGCGGGTCATGTTAAATTAGTGTGATGTATGGCCGTTCTTTGATAACCTTACCTTCCATGGCCATGATTCGGCCTTCGCAATCTTCATTCCTGAAAGCCATCATACCTTTTTCACCGAGGCTCCATTCCATCTCGCCAAGGCGTTGAATCTTCTCGATGAACCAAAGATTAAACATCGTTCCTTTAATGATGCCGATAGGGCAAGGCGGCGGTTTTGGTCCGAAGTCGGTTACTTCCCCATCACCCCCGCATTCCTCGCACTCACCCCCGCATTTCGGACAATTGCAATCACATTCGCCTGTGCCGCCGCATTCCTCGCATTTGATCCGCTTTGGCTCAGGAGGAACAGGCTCAGGCTCAACTTCAAAAGCGGGAAGCTTGAACCAGTCGGCGAAAACACCCTCGTACACTGATAGCGGATTTATGCCCACATACTTGGTAGTTTGCAGCGTTTCAGGCCCGCGCTTGATGCGAACAATAATGCGACCATCTGTCGCGTAAGTCCATTCTTCCAGGTTGAATGGTTCTGCTAGCTTGATCCTGTAAAGATCGGTTGAGCAGAATGGTTTGATTTGATCAAGTGTAATCATAAGTCTGATTGATTGAAATTTGCGCGTTGCAGAGTCGCGCCCCTCCTGGCCGGTTACGTCCGGCCCCGTCTTACCGGAGCCTCTTCCAATGTTGGCATGCGGTGAAAGTGTGATGAACTAGGACGTTGTGAGGTTCAGCCTCAAAATGGGTGAGTGGCTAGTTGATAAAAGAACCAAGCGACTCCAGCAAGTAGCGCCAGATTTTGCAGAATCGCGGTGATTGCGAGACGCTTTACGTTATCGCTCGGAAGGATGAAACGAGGCTGGTCGTCGGGTAGGAATAGCTGTTTCATTCTGCATCCTCCTTTGCGGCTTTGAGTTCTAGGAAATCCCTTTGAGCAAAATCGCGGTCACACTCAGCAATAAGCGCCCGTTGTTCGGCGACATCGCGCTGTTTTTTGAGTGTTGCGAATTTGTCCTGTACTTGGTTCAAAAATCTTGCGCAAACCAATATTTCCCACCCTTTGTCTAGCCATTCCTTGGAATAGTCTGCAAGCTCAGTCAAAGCTTCACCAAGCTTTGATGCTGCCTTACACAGGCCAATAGCGATTAGCAATGGGAGCATCAAAGGCGATGCTATGACAAAGAATCCAAGTGAAACTAAGATGTCTTTTTTTGTTAGTCCATCATTTAATGCGCACATGATTTCTTCCTCCTTCTTTCGATTGCCGCAAATGCTTGATAAGCGTTGATTTCTTTGGGCGCTGGAATGACTCCTTTTGTAACTAGATAGCGTGTTTTTTCGGCTAGGTTGTCGCCATTCATTGCGATAATCAGGCCGTCATACATTGGCTTCCAATTTGACCGGCTGTTTGTCTCCCGTTTGGAGCCGTTGAATTCTGCCAAGATTGCATTCCAGTCACTCATAGTCGTCTTGAAGTTCATCCATCGCGCGAAGTTTGAACGTATCTTTCGGGTCTTTAAAGGCCGGGAATTGACCACGGCCACGAACTAAGCCGATTAACTTTCCTGCCTCTTGCTTCTCCTGCGCTGTGGGCTTCGGACGGTGATAGGCATAGACAAAACCAAGCAGCACGCCGAAACATGTTCCTGCACATCCGATCCATACCCAAGCAGACAGGGAAATCGTGTTTAGAATCTCGCTCATTTCGTCGCCTCCCTTGCTGCTAGCATTGCGTCGGCGTGCATGTATTGCAGCTTGGCTTCTGCCTGGATCTGCCACCGAACACGATCTTGCCATGTCTTGCTTTTGTTGTTCTCATCCATGGGCGGATACGGAATGTCAACAACAGCACCGATAACGTCCTGACTTGCGCCTTGTATGTCGCCGTCAGAATCATGCGCCACTTTGTAGTTAGCCGCGAAGTAATCACGCAAGCTCATGCCTTGGTTGAGATTCAGCCACTGAATGGTTCCATCCGCTCCTATTTCGCGCTTGCACGTACCACATCCATCGTGGCCTTGTTCTCCAGGAAAAGCTGGCCCGCCGTCATTTGTAGCGATCATTTCGTGGCCTCCTTGAATACTAACATGGCGTCGATTCGCTCGGGAAGGTTTGTGCTAAATGAGGTGATGACTTTGCCAGCCTCCAAAGCAGTGACGATCCTTTGCAGAGTCTCGCCGTCTATCTCTGGCTTGAATCCGCTGTCTAACTGTGCGCGGAGTTGTTCGATTAGGGTCATGTTATTTCACGGCCTCCGTTGTGACTGCACCGCCAGCGCGAATAACTTGATTAGCAAACGCTGCAAAATGTCCAACCGTCTGCCTATGATTCCAGTCAATACGCAACCCGACAACAATCACATTGTCGCCATTTTTCGCGCTAACATTGACCAAATATGGTGATGGCGAATGGTAAATGGAGATAAGCTCGAGCTGCTCCAGGTAATCATTAATTGATTGCGTCATGTTACTTGCCTTTCTTTGTAAATTTGCGAACTGCTCTCACAGTCCGATTGAAGTTAGCAGCAATGAGACTGCTCAAGATTGAATCAGCGTCCTTGCCTGCGCTGGTGATCGCTTGGATTACTTGCGTCATCGGTTTATTGGGCTGGGGTTCCAAGGCGACGGCTTGAAGCCATGTGTTGGCCTTTAAAGCGGAAAGTATGAACCCTAACTGCTATGTCATGGCGAGTGCGGTTCAGTGCGACGGCGGCAGTTGCAATGGTTAGCCATCCCGTCATTTCGGAAAGCTGATCCTGGAAACTTCCTTCTGGAATCTCCGTTGCATCATTGAGCGAAATAAATTCGATTGTTTCACGTAAAGGGCTCATCGGTTTATTAGGCTTGGGTTAGGGTGAGTGCGTTAGAAGTCCCCAAAAGCTGGTCAATCGCAAGATAGCTGCGGACCCATTCGAGGCCCTTGGAAGTAAATCGCGTTTGCTTGAAAGCGTGTTCGTTTGCCTCGCCTGTCTTAACTTCAAAGTAACCAGCGTCGAGCCACTTGGCGTAAGGTTGCAAGCTGCCGTTCTCGCGGAACAGGACACGGCCACCTTGGCAAAGATCAACGAAGGCGTTTTGCTTCACTCCGAGAATCTTCGCAGTCTCGCGGATGCCAAACAGTCCGTCAGCTTTGACGAACCGTTCAACGTATTCCACGGCGGGGCGTTGAGTCTCAATAGTAAGCTTGAGTTTTTCCGTTTCCTCGTACTTGTCGGCGAGTTGGCGGAGAGCGGTAGCGTAGTCTTGCGGGAGGATCGCGGTAGAGGCGACTTGGTAGCCTCCCGTTTTGCGGATCGCGGGCAGGACTTCGGAAGTGACCCACTTCTTGAACGCCTTGGCTTGTGGCTTGCGGGAACGCAGAACGAGGGAGTACAGGCCGGACTCGTTGATGATCGCGAATTCTTGAGGGCCTCCAGGGGTGTCACTAATGGTTACACCCTTTTCATCGTCTTCCAGGGAGGTGATAGCCTTCCGAGAGTTGGAGTGTTCAAGCACCGTGCAAACATCGGAGGCAATGAACCATGGCTCACCGTCGCGGCTGATTGCGCGGAGTTCTGTTCCGTTAAAGTTGAAGGGAGTAATGGTCATACTACTTGGATGCTTTCTGTTTGGATGGTTTAGAATTTTGAAAAGCCATAGCAACAAGCTGCTGCCCCATCGTGCGGCGGTTTGCTTTTGCTTTGGCCGATAGTGCGGCGTGCTCCTTGTCTTCGAGTCTGGTGACAACTTGTTTCATCGTGTTTTTTGGTTTCGGCGACTGATCAAAAGCGATGATCATCGCGCAGTCAAATTTATTTTAACACTTTTTCATTTTTCTTTTGCAGCGATGGCGGAAATGGATACACTCCAACACAACACACGGCGGGTATTGCCTGCACAAAAAGAAAATCATTGACATGAAAACACACACGCCAGAGCCCTGTAAGCTAATAGATCAACTCATCATGAGAGGTGACGACATCGTGATGATCTCTCACCACAGAGACGAACGGGGCGATAGAGATGCTGCGGATTTCATTGCCGCCTACAACGCCACAATCGCGCAAGGCATCGACCCTACGGCGGTCGGGGATATTATCCAACGAGCCAAGGAACTTGTTGAGCTTTTGGCTGAATATCCAGAGTCCGACCTTTTGAGTCTCGATAGCGACCCGCATCCACCGTCTGCAATTGGGTGCTATGCGGACGCGCTGCGCAAAGCACTAGCGAAAGGATCGAAGGTATGACGCTTGAGGAATCGCTAGCTAAATTTGATTTGTTAGACCCTAAGTCTGACGCAATGCTGATTGATACATTAATCGTTTTGGAAATGATTCGCCACCTCAAGCGAGCCCAGCGGATGGAGAGTCTATTAACCGAGTTCTCAAAGGGTGAATTCATGTCACAAGATGACATGGGTATTGTTCGCGAAGTTATTGTTTATTCTAAACAAGCCATGGATGAAAAGCCGTGAACACACCGAGAACTGATGCAGCACATGAATCTTGGCTCCCAAACGAGGGCGTACCATTGGCATTCGCCCGCCAACTCGAAACCGAGCTAGCGGCAGCGAAGGCGCTGCTTTTGAAAGGTTTCAAGCCAATCATTGCAACAATGGAGTCAGTCGAAGCGGCGATTCAGGAAAGGATGAAAGCATGATTCACGAACTAACCGCCGAATATCCAGACGGGCAGAAAATCACAGTCCATGCCAAATGCGCTCTATGCGGGCGCTCCAAAGGTTGGCACAAGGCTGAGACCATGGCTTGTCCTGTCTCTCGTTTCAGCGTCCAGGGAAAAGGTAAATTTCACAGAACAAATAAATTCACAGCAAAATGACACCCATCGAAGCCGCCATGCGTGCGCAATGGCAAACTCTCAAGAAAAGTTATCCATGTTTGTCGAGATTGGATGAACTCAAACCGTCAGATATTGAGGCGGAAAAAATAGCCTTACAAGCCGCAATCACGGCCCACGAATCCGCGCAATGGCACGACCTTGTGAAGAACCCTCAGGACTTGCCGGAAGACTTTGGCTCAGTTATCGCGGAGGGACTTTACAATGGGCGTTACATCAAGGCCGAGGCATTCCGATCTAATAACCAATGGGTGCGCAAGGGTGGCGATGAATTTACATCGGTCACCGCATGGCGCGAACTTCCAACGAGGGAGGGGAAGTGATGAAGCCAAGCTTTAAAAACAAACACCTGATTTCATGCCTGCACGATGATTTCATCGATTGCTACCGCGACCATTTGCACCGCATTGAACCGGCTAGTGAGCTAGTGGATCATGCGCACAGGTTGCGCGATGCCCTCAACGAGCTTTGCGCAGAGCTTCACGCAACGCCTCCACTTCCGCATGTTGATAGCGGCGATGCACTGCCGCCGAGTCGTGGTCAGTGACCATTCTGGCGATTGAGTCAGGAACGCCAGCAGCAGCAAGGCGCGATGTTAACCCGTGCCTGTAGGAGTGGTGCGAGACTTGGTTGATTGTCGCCTTCTTGCGCTTGACTGGCTTCGGATCAATTCCGGCCTTGACGATCCATTGCCCGAACTGAGTCGAGACAATGCCGCTCGCATTGCTGGCGTTTCCGAGGCTCTGGAATGAGCCCAAACGCTGAATGGATGCCGCCAGCCATTGAGGCAATGGAAGAACGATTGTGCGCGAGTTCTTGCGGTTTGCCTTCTTGCGCGGCGTGATCGTGATTAGATCGCCTTCAATGTTCGACGTCGTCGTGTCTAGCAAGTCCTGCATACGGTGGCCGGTATGCCAGCCGAGACAGGCGAATAGAGCCCAATCTCGGCGTTTCTCACGGCGCATTGTGCGCAGGATTGCAGCTTGGTCTTTGCGACTGATTACAGCCTTTTCTACGTGCGTTTCCCGCGCTCGCTGAATATCTCCAGTCGGGTTTGTCATCGCGGCTCCCGTTCGGATGGCGCGGGCAAAAATCATGTTCAGGATGTCGAAGTGCTGGTTCGCTGTGCTCGCTGCATATTCGTCCGTCAGCGAGACGTAAAACTGCTCACATGCTCGTGGCGTCCAGTCCGTTAACGTGGCGAGTTTTTGCTTTGCGCCGAATGCCTCTATGAGCTTCCACGCTTGGAGGTACTTCTTGCGGGTCGAATCGGTTTTCGCCCTGTCAATGATCGTGTCTGCAACATCCTTGAGCAACGGCGCGGGAGTGAGCAGAGGGACGCCAGCAAGGCTCAAGATTGCATTGACTGCCTCGATCGCCTTTTCCTTGGTCATCGTGCCAGCCTTCGCTTGTGCCGCGACTCCTTCCAATGTCGCCGCTACTCCCATCGCTTTTGCTTTGTCCGTCTGCCCTGTCGAGTGTGACAGCCAATCCCAAGCGCAGGTTGCAGCGTTCCACGCCCTGACTTTGGCCGTCCAGATCAATGATTTGCCGCGCCTGTAAACTGTCGCCATACGCACCAAACAACGCACCAAATGCAAATTTGTCGTATTAAACTTCACATTTGTCACATTTTGCTTCAAATCTTATTCAAACAGCTTGGCTCTAGGCGCGAATCGACGCCAGAGCGACAGCTTTCAGGCAGTCAAAACAGCTGAATTATATTTCCCTTTTGTCGCCAGTCCTTGGAAAATCAACGGTTCTGGAGTGCCTGAACCAAAAACCGCACCAAAGGCGACGATTTGACAAATGCGATAAATGCGACGTTTTGCGGCGGTGACCAAATTGGGCAAAATAGCCTTGTTTAAACGCTATCCGCCTACTCTCAGGATGAACGGGAAACGGTGATCATTTTCGTGGCGTCACGAAATTGATGGGGACGGGCTCCGCCCCTGCTTTGCTTGTACTTTGGCGCAAAGCTGCCGCCCGTTAAATCTTGCTGGCCTTCACGAAAAAAGGAATCCAGATTCTGCGCATGGCCTTGAGTCGGCCAATGATTCCAAGTGATGAATCAGCCGCGAAGGTTAGCAGATCGTCTGACGGCCCGCCGTCAGGCACCGCTTTTATGCACGCATCCAACGCCGCTTTGGCCATTGAGTCAAAGCAAGATCGAGACAGCCGCTCACTTTGAGGGCAGTCGTAAAACGCCACCTCAATAGCAAGGCTTATGCTTTTTTCGATTTCAGTCATAAAACTGGCGGAATCTCCACCGTCACTTTCTGGTCGGTGCGAACTTCCAACGCCTCCGCAAGCCCAGGCGACATGTCAACGATTCGGCCCGTCCTGGAATTTGGCCCCCAATCGACGGCCCACGCTTTGACGCTGTGGCCATTTGCGGACACGGTGACAGGGTTTTGCTTGAGCCATGCCCTTGGAGTTGTCACGGGGAGGCAAACGCCAAGCCCTGGCTTTACCGTGCCTCTGTCACCGTCCTTGTATGCCCAGCGCATCGCCACGTAAAACGCCTTGGGATTGAGTCGCCGTGCCGTTCCCGTGGTGCTTTTTGGTTGACGCTCCAGAAACAAGCCTTTTGGGGCCGTAGAAACGTCCTGCCGCTCGTACAATGCCAGATCCTCAGACGCGCTTACGCCCGTGTCATCCGGCCCGCCAAAGGTCGAACATGTGCCAGTGATTTTGAATGGAGCGTTCATTTCGCGGCAATCGGCGCGGCCATTTTGGAGAGGATCAACTCAATCAAGCCAATGGCGATTGTCCCGATTGCTGCCGTAATTGCTTGAGGATCGGACAACGCAACGCCGTGACTGACGAGCCAAGTTGTCGCAATTGAGCCACCGTAAGCGGACCACTTCAAGGCTTGGCGGATAAACCACCCTTTGTTGGTGGAGATTAGCGTGAGAACGATATTCATAGGAGTTGCGTCGATTGGCTTGTTTTCTGCCCTCTGGTGTTCAACCATGCGGCCTGTTGTTCCGTTGTTGAGCATTACAGCCCGATGATAGTAGTCGCGGCAGAAACGACACCTTTGAGAATACTCAAGACAGAAGGCGCATCTACCTTTTGCGCGGTTACTTCCGTGAACGTCTTGCCGCTGTCAGTGCGAGCGATTGACGTTGTTTTCGTCGTCGTGCATGACGAAAGGAGCAAAAGAGCTAGGAGTGTTTTCATTCTTGGCAGTCGTTAGGATTGAAAGTGATCGGCAAAATGCCGCCAGTTGCGGCATTCTGCGGCACGATTGAAAATGATGGGGCGAAAATATAAGCGCCGTTGCCATCCTTGAATGGTTGCGGGTAGAACCTGCCGCGCTTTGCCCAATCGGTTACAGTCCTGATTGGCATCTCCAGTTTTTCCGCTACTTCCGCAGAGGTGAGATATTCCTTGCGCGTATCCTTTTCTTCCTTCGTTTGACCCACTGAGACTGTCGTTGTCTGCGTCGGTGATATGCTTGCGGAGCCTTTCACATGGTCAATTGAATTGAGCCGGAACTCATGAACACTCAGTATCTTATCGTGGCTCGTTACCGTCGCGACTAACCAAAGAGCGCATAACGGACCGGCCCAAATGCCAATCTTGAACGCCCATTCGTGAACGGTGCTAAGCCTGACAATCACACGGCCATCATGGTCTTGAATGCTCATTCAGTACGGAAGGGTGACATATTAAAGGAAACGTTGAGTATTTCGCAACTTATCAACCAACTTTCTCGAACGCAAGCGGGAAATGAAATGCCCGCTAAGCCTGAGTGCATCACGTTCAAGCCTAGCGGGCGACACCATGTAGACGCGCAAGACTGCCAAAACCACGCAAAAAGGCAAGGGAAATCAATCCGATCAAATGCGAGGATAGTGTAGGATTTCTCAAATTTGTCACATCGCCCCCAGGTGGAAAGTCAAAATATGTCAAATAATGCGTATCATACATTTTTGCTTGATTGGTTGCGGCGAATTGTCATAGTAAGCGCATCGAAAAGGTTTCGCTCGTTCCAGGAGTGATCCCGACTACTTGCGAGCCTTTGCAACTAAGCCGGACTGCTGGAACCAGTTCGGTTTTTTTGTGCTCGTTCCAGGTCATGAAAGCGAATAGCTAGCCCATGATAAGAGCTTGTGAGTAGAATTGAGCGGTAGCCCAAATATAGAGGCCCTGTCGGGGTGCTAAAGCCTGGGAGGTGTTGCTGGTGTAAATCCAGCCCGCTCAATTCTACTCACTTTTCTACGGAGGCGACGGACTGAAATACAGTCGCCAGCAAAATACACACTCAGCTACAAAACTTTTCTGTCGGATTGGAAGCCCCGTAAAAGATGCTGTCTCGAAAGAGAGTGTCGGAAACTTCTAAGCGGCTCCGCTTGAACGGTCTGGCATGGGTTCTCCTTGATGGGGAACCTATGCCGTTTCTTCTAGCTCACCGCTTCCCGGTATTCAGTAAATCAGCAATCAAAACCATGACAACACTTCAAGATCAACTTCTCCAACTTTCAATGAACGGGACTGTGAAGATTACCGCCAGCGCAATGAACAAGCAAGGATTCCAGCTTACCGGATATACTCCACACAAAGCAGAGGGCGAAACTGTTCTAGGCTCTGGATACGACCTCAGAGGCAAGGATTTGCAGTCTCTTGTCAATCGAGCTTTAGACATTGTAAAAGATCCAAAGTTTTTCAAAAACGGCACATTCACCGAAACGGTTAGCTAACCCACTCCAGACAGACAACGCAAACGACAGATATTATGAACGTATTACAACCGGAAGACTCGAAGCGAGTTGCAGACAACATGATTGACTGCGCTCAAGACATGAGGTGAAACTTTTGATTTTGGAGGATTTGAAATGACCGACAACCCAAACAACCCTTGGCGCGATGTTGCTAGCGATCCGCCGAAGGATAGTGATTACGACCAATTTGGAACGATTGACGTTAAAAGCAACACTGCCACTTCATGCCACAGGATTCGTACAAAGAACATGTTTCCTTATTGGAGACATTCAGACGAATGGATGAACGGCAATCAACCGCCAATAATCCCAGGCAGGTCGCTTTATGACAATGCGGCAAAATCTGACGACGTTTACACCATCAAGATAGGCGGCGTGATTGCCGACCCATACCGCATTGCCAGAGCGTACGGAATCACTGACCCTGTGATTTTCCAGGCGATTAAAAAGCTCCTGCGATGCGGCCGCAAACACAAAGACGTTGCGACAGACGTTCGAGAAGCTATCACTTCTCTTGAGCGATGGGAGGCTATGAATCGGGAGGATGAGTACCAACAGAAGGGCTAAGCCATTGTATAAGCGACGCTTATAGATTTGCGTTTCACCCATCTTTCCCTTGCCGCCACGATCTTTCTTGCGCTTTTCTGACTGCCTCCAATGCGGCCTAAAACTGCGGCCTTCTGCCGCATCTCCGCAACCCTTCCAAGGCATCTAGGACACTGCTTATTCTGGCGCATCTCATCGGGCTTTAGCAGCATCCACGCCGCCCATTGAGTAGCAGCGCCAGCACCGCATAAAGCCACGCCATCAGAGATTGCATGGTGAGAGTCAAGCCCTAGCTGTTGACACCACACGAACGGTTTATGGAAAGCCATGCATCAACATATCATCATGCGTTGATACGTGACAAGTCCATTTTACTGGTTGATTTCCGAAAAAGTAAGCGAACGTTTCGGCATGAAACAGATTCTTACGGTTGCCGCTTTCTTCGCGCTCTTAATGATGGCGCAAGGGTTGAGAATGCAGCATGAAGCCAAAGTAAAGGCAGATAGAGCGCCAGTTTTGGAGGCGTTGGCGATTATTGAGGATGTTGGACCATTGCGCAGTCCCTGGACAATTGCGGAGCGTGAAGCATACGCCAACAGCATTTTACTACCCGCGAAGGACAAGCTTCTGAGCCTTTCTGGCCACGTTGATTCACGGATTGGTGATAAGCTCAAATCAATCGCAGCGTCGTACAAAGAAGCTGCGATCATTATTGCGAGCGAACGGAGCTTAACCAAGCTAGATGATTCCGTTGCGCTGGTTGCTAGTTCAGCAAGTCGCGCAGAGCGTGAAATTAGAGTGGCGTCAGGAACACTGCCCACTGACAAATAGAGTTCGCAATGGGTGAATTGACGTTCTTCATGATCCTGAATTGAGTCGTTGAAATTACTGTCACGGTTGCATTTAGCGTGATCGCTGTAGCATTCGAGTTCGCTAGCACAGCACTAAAGCCATTTGGCGACAGCGCGGCAGGCAAGTAAACGTCAACGAAGTTAGTCCCGGCGAAACCACTAGGCCCCATCTGTTCCGTGACGGACACAATTCCACCGACTCCAGTAGTGTATTCACCTGTCGCTGTTACATTGGCATCAGTCCCCGCCCCTGCTCCAGGCTCCGCAATGGTGACATTTTGGAACGGCAGCGAAGGATATAGATGATCCCAAAACTTCATTTGGAGCATCCACCGCACCCGTGTCATCAGGTCTTGCATCGTGGCATAGCCGGAAGCGCCAACAGTGACCGTAGAAACGCCGGTCATGACGTTAGTTGTAACGGATTGAACAACAGCGTTCATAGCGGCCCAATCGCTGGAATAAACCGGATTGCCTGAGATATTGACAGTCATTCCAGGCTGAATCAATAGACCTGATTCAAGCGTTGCAACGGTGAATGATCCCTCCCACACTTTAACCGATAGCAGGGAGTGCAAATACTGAGCAATCCCGCCCTTGATTTGAGCGTTTGTGATTGTCGTGTTGATCGACAGAACGGAGCCATACCCGCCCACGGTTGCAGTTGGTGGATAGACCGAGTAAGCCGTTGCGGCAATCGGTACAATCGGAGCCATTTCGCCCCATGCCGCCTCGTTAGCTGCCGTGTCGATAATGGATAGCTCAACAACAGACGGCGCTAGATCATCGCGGCGGGTGAACTGTATTGCGTCTCCTATGTTGTGCGTCTTGTAATCAAGATTCAGAACTGAGTCACCCTGATTCCAGACAACCATTGTCGGAGGCGTTGTGGAGTGGTCCCAATGCACGGACGCAAGAGGGATAGGCTTTAGCAGGTTCGTCACATTCTGCGCGACAGGGCCCGTCTTATTGGGCCATATCGGGTAAATCTGTTGAGTGACAGAATTCGGCCAGTACGGGAAAGTTAGATAGGTTGACAGGTGCGAGCTAGCCCAATCAGCCAGGAGCTTCCATGCCGAGTTTGAAGTGGGTAACGAGGTGGGCAAGCTATCGCCAGAAGAAAATCTCCACTGGCAGTTTTCTAGCACAGTCCACGGGTCTTTGACCGTGTGCGCGTGCCAAAAGTCATCGGCGCTCATCATGGCCGTTGCAGGGCCGGAAACGCCGCGCCACCACTGAACGCCATTGCGATAGATCGTCACTATGTCGTCAACATTGAAAAGGAAGGGCTCGTTTGGCCTGCGGGCAACCGCCAGCGTTACCTGTCCTTCTGCTTGATTCTTTTCGGATCGCGTTTGGATAGCGATTCCGTAAGTCTCGCAATCGAGCTTTGGGCCATCGTTAACAGTGATTGCGAAGGTGTTCATTAGTGCCCAGCAACGATTTTATCGAATTGGCTAGTACGGCCTCCAATGGCGTCAAGATGGTTGCTCACTGTCGCCAGCTTCGCCCCGACGTTTGTCATAGTTGAGTTGATCGAATCTGCGGCCTTCTCCATAGATTTGGCAGTCAGTCCAAGAGCTTTGGCAGATCCTTCGTTTTTCGATTCAAATGATTTGATTAGCTGCTCAATGTGGGCAGGGGTGGCCATGCCACGATCCCCCACTCCGTTGGTATTACCAAAACGGCGCAACCGTTCAGCGTTCGCTTCTGCGTTCTGTCTGTCGGCAGAATTGACGCCGTAGTTTACGCCGGAATCTGCCACCCCGTTATCAAAAGCCTTTTGCTGTCCATACGACAGCCCTGAACTAAAAGCGCCTCCTGCCGACTTGTGAGCACCACCGCCGCCGTGATGGCCCGTAATCACACCTTCATTGTTACCAACCGTGTCGGAAAGCTGGCCTTTTGCCGCGCTCTCGCCAGCGTGCAATCCTGCTTTGGCGTTGCGACCTCGTTTCTCTTCTGCAATTGCGGCGTTAGTCCCATCAACCATCGCGTTGAAATCGTCGCCAGAATCGGCATTACCGCCATTTCCACCGCCGCCTTTTCCGCTGCCCCCGCCCATGCCATTAGCATTTTTGACGTTGAGGGTGTTGACGTTCAGAGTTCCAACGCTTCCACTACCAGAACCGCCTTGGCTGCCGTTTGAAGGGCCTTTCTGGCTCGTTCCGTTGTCTTTGCCCCATTCATTCCAGGCGTTCTCATCTGCCGCCAGTGCTGCGGCGTCTGCGGCCTTTTGATCAATACCACCTTGGCCAGCAAAATCACCCTGCCCCGTGGCTTGATCTATTTTCCGCTGTGCATCTTTGCGCCGTTGCTCGGAAGCTTGTTCCTCTTGCTGGCGCTTAATCTCATTGTCATTCTCCTTGTTCTGGAGTTCTTCGCGCTTCTTTTGCAGCTCTTTTTCCTTGTTATCCAGGGCTTCGCGCTTGGCATCTAGGGCTTTCTTTTCTTCATCTGGATTGACTCCCTCTGTGCCGCCAGCAATCGAATCAGCTACGGCTTTGCGCTTCTTTTCGGCGTCATCAAATGCACGCTGTTTGCGCTGCATTTCGGCAATGTCTTTGTCATACGTCAGGTCTGGTACGTATGTAGCGCCACCCATGCCCGCGCTAATGTATTTGCCTTTTCCATCACGGCCTTCAAGCTTGGCGTTTGCTTCTTCTAAAGCTGCCCTCGCTCTATTTACTTTGTCTCTTTCAACCGCAAGTTTATTCAGCTTCTCAACACGTTCATGTTGCTGCAAAAACTCTTCTGCGATGTCAGCTTCCTCTTGCTCCAGAACTTTCTGGCGCTCGCGTGCCGCCTCCATTTCACGCTCTCTTGATCGTGCGTTGAGTTCATCCTTCGCATCTTCAAGGCGTGTTGCGGCTTCGATTATGCGAACTGTCTTATCCTCTTCTGACGCTACTTGATCCTCGTTAATCTGTCGCAGCTCTTCGGCGTGCTGGCGCTCAAGTTCCGCCATCTCTCCTTTGTCCAGGAGAGCCAGGGTCTTGTTGTAGCCTTCGATTGCAGTATTAGCACCGTCAACGTCTGCTTTGATGTCCTTTAAGGCATCGCTCCAAAGTTCCGTTGCTGTCTTTGCTTTCTCGTGCAGCGAGATTAGGCCTTGAATCGGGCCATGCGCGGCCTTCATGGCTTCCGTTTCGCCGCCCATCGCCTCAGTTATCCAGTTGATAGCTTTAGTGATGCCTGCGGCCTCGCCGATAAATGGTTTGAGCGCATTGACTGCCAAACCTTGGAAAGCCTTTGACAGGTTATCGACAGCAGGCCCAAGATTTTTATCTTCCTCCAAAAGGCCTTTGATAGCCATTCTACCGCCAGCAAATAGGCCTGTGACAGTTGCCATTCCGGCCGCAAGCATTGGAATGGAGGATGTAAACTTGCTGAAAAGGTTTGCTACTTCCTCTTTCAGCATCCCCTCTGGGTCCATTAAATCGCCTAACGTGTCTGAGCCAGCACGGACTGCGCGACTGTCGGCGCGAATGTCCTTTACCTTGTCTTTGATCGCTGCCGCAAGGTCTTTCGGCCCATCGCTTGGAAGCCCTGCTTTAGCGCCCGCAAGCGTCTTATCCGCATTCGCGAAAGACTTCTCTAGGCTTGCCCGTGCTGCCGCAAGATCCTTGTCGGCCTGCGTTTGGTGTTCTGTCGCCCTTGCCGCCTTCTCTGTGGCCTGCGCTACTGATTCAATCCCCTGTTGAGCCTGCGCATATGCCTGCGGATTTTCAACCGTGTTGCGAATCTTGATGTCATAGACGCGTTCAGCCATGGGATGAATTAGGAAATGGAAGCTTTGATAACTCTGAACGCAATCTTGTCAGCGGTAGTATCTGCCGTTGAGGCGTGGTTATTGCGTACCATCAAAGTGAATGAACCAGCAGCGACGGTGATAACATGCACGCTTGGCTGGCCGGTGGAAAAGCTTTTGATATTGGCAATGATTATGTCTGTGGCCGCAACACTTGAGTTAGTGACCGTGAATGACACGTTAGCGCCAGCGGCAAGGCTTGCGGCGTTCATCGTGATTTCGCCACTGATCTTATTCAAGGTAACGCCGGTGCTTCTGTTAGTCGCCTGCGTGACAGTTCCACCCGTGCCAGTACCGCCAGACCATGCAACGCCAGTCGCTCCCGGCAAGACTTCAAGGAATGAACCGTCCTTGGCAGTAATAGAAGGAAACGCAGTGATTCCGCCCCATGTGAAAACGGAAGTTAACGCCGATTGGATGTAGCCCAGAACATTGCTTAGCGCTGTAGGCTTTGTGGCATTACTCCGACTAATTCCGACAACATCAGTATCGGCCAAAGGAATTGGCGCAGTGTCAAGTTGCGAAACGTCAAACAGTCGCGATGAATCTAGGAGTGCCATAATTTTAGAGGCTTACTTGGTAGAAGAAAATATAGGTCCGACTGGCAACAATCGCCGATGTCGCAGAGATCATTTTGAATGAGGATGTTGATAGGCTGGCGGCGTCAATAAATGAGCGCTGCGTTCCTCCTAATGCTGCGGCGTTTTCATTGCCGGGGGAAAACATCACATGTGGAGTTGTCGCAAATGGAGTGGAGAATGTAACAGTGAAAATGTCAGCGTTTGCACCTGTGGGAGTCGTGCCAGTAACGATTGTAACACATCCAGACATGTCTGTAGCGTTTGCATCAAGAGTCACGGAAGCGCCTGTTCCTGCGCCTGCTCCCGCCGCAATGGAAGGAGTCCCGCCAGCAAGAATGAGCTTCAAACTAGACAGAGCCACCTCTTTGAAAATGGAGCCAATGCGGACGCGAAAGGCATCAGTCAAACTCATTGTTGTGACTACCGGCCTATCCCCTGGATTTTCGAGTGTTGCCATATTTAATCCCCTGTCGTCTCAATTGTTCCGGTGCCCGTGCTTTCAATTGTCCATGTAGACGGGTCAGTGATCAGGCCATTGATTGAACAACCTAGAATGTTACCATTTCCATCGCCTAAAACGTTACCCAATCCATCGCCTAGCACATCGGGATAAGGAGTCTCACTTCCGCAAAAGACAAGTCCGCCGAACGTTGCCTTGTAGCCGAGTGTGATGCCGACATTTTCAAGCGTTAGAATTTCCGCAGTGACAGCGCAATCTGTCGCCCTGTATACGTTGTAGGCAACGGATGCGGCATCTTGAATCCACCATTCTAGGACGCCTTGAAACTGCCCCACATCGCCAATTGTTGCGGCTAACTGTGCCGCCGCTTGGAAGTTGGCGAGTTGGATTTGCGAGGTAAAAGACCATTCGATTTGAGTGTTGCCCAAATCGTAAGCCTTGACTCGTTGCCAACCTGCCCCGCTGGCAATGAATTGCTTGCGCTTTGATGCTGGCGGCGCGGTGTTTTCCGGCATCCAAGCGTTAGGCGATACCCAAGGGCAACCGGCTAACCATGTCCGAGGACCTGGAAGCCGTACATCATTGCCCTTGGATATGCTCACCATGGCAGGGAAATTAAGCGATTGAGATTGCGAGTTCCGGCAGAAGGATTCCGCCCTCTTGAACCACATTTGAACGCAGCGAGCAAGAGCCTTGGTAAAGCTCGGAATTGCTATGCGTTACGTTGCTGCCAGCGTAAGAGCATGCCGTGATAGTGATTGTCATGTTAAGACCGCTGCCACCGTCAGCAGTGATAACAATATTACCACGGGCGGCATTCCCGCCAACCGTAGAAGGTTGCGCGGATCGGAAGGCGGCGTTTGTTAGATCAACAGGCACAAACTCAACAGAAGCGCCTGAATCGGTTACAGCGTAGTTCGCAATATTGCCATACGCAGAGCTTGAGCGAGCCACAAGGGTTGCGCTTGGCGTGATCGTGATTCCGTTGCTAGTCTCGATTTCAAACCATCCCTTATCAGCAGGCGAGGCGACATAGCCTTGCGCGTTTGCAGCTCCCTGATCTGTTCCGCCTGCTAGAGTTGCCGCGCCCCATGTCGCATTAGTCATCGTGTCGGTTGTAGCGTAGGAGTTCGCAGCAGTTCCGCCGATTCTGGCGGTTGCTGTCATTGAAGTGCCGCTCCCCTGTGCTGCAATTACCTGCGTACTGGCAACCGTTGCGGAGCCGTAAAGTGTGCCTGAACCTGTGCCGCCATTAACTGCCGCAATCAAGTTTGTGATGGAGGCAGCAGCAGATGCGCCAACCTTGACTTGGTTTGCCGTGGTTGAAACGGAGGCTTTCCAGGTATATGTTTTGCTGCCAATCGTCACCGTCTCATCGGCTACAGCGTTACCTGTTAGCGTGAGAGTGCCGACAGCATACGCAAGGCCCGCAGTGCGTGAAGTGTACCAAGTGAGTTTTGGGATCGCGCTGAAACGATTTGTCGGAATCGCGGTGTAATCGAATGTCCCTCCAGTCGAGTGAGTGACAAGCAAGCCTGCATTAGTACCGCTCTTTGCAACAAGCGCCTTGATTTCAATGGAGCCAAACAGAGAAGCCTCAATGAGGGAAAGCTTGATTGTTGGTTGTTTCGTGACTGCCGCATTGTGATAGGTTGCAACGTTGCCGTTAACATCCGTAATCACGCATGTGGAATCGTTGAACACCAGAGAACCAACGCTCTTTGTAAGCAGAGGGAAGAAGTTGGTGAGATTGGTATTATTCACAACGCCGTGCGGAGTGAAAGTAATCGTGTGCTCATATGCCGTCTGAAACTGATTATGTGGCCCGCCGAGAATCGACTGAACATCAGCCATGGGTTGAACTGCATTGACCACTACGTTATCCAACGTCGTGTAGGTAACTCCGCCGATAGCGACGGAACAAGGGGCGGTGTAGAATATGGCGCTCATGTCGTTTGTTGGTTTTGAAATTATGGTGTGCCTAGCAATACGATTGTGCCCGTGCTTGCTTTGGCTTTGAGTTTGTTGCTGTCTCCGCTATCGCAATAGATAACCCATCCAGAAGTGGGAGAAGCTGGCGCGGTTGCTGGCGTGTAATTGACAACAGGAACAACAACCGATGTGCCAAGATAAGCCGTGCTAAATCGACTCGCTCCCGTGCGCCCAAAAGTATAAGTGTTGTCAGTTTGAGCGATTAGGCCGTCACTGGCAAAAAGCATTTTAGTGGTGCCGCCAACGGCTACAGTCAAATATGACCCGCCTTGAAGGCTGAGAATGCCGCCGCCAGAGGAAACGGTTAAGTTTGAACCACTGCCGCCAGTGCCAGCGCCAACGGTTCGTAGATACATTTGACCACCAGCCCACAGGCTTTCCAATCTGCTGTAGTTGCTGGCGTTGGTGTAAGTATCGTACACTTCGAAGCTTTGCGCCGTTGTTCCATTGCGAATGCGCGTGATAGCGCCACTAGTAGTAATTGCATCGGTACTATCAATAGTGATTCCAGATGTCTGCAATGTGCTGCCGCCTGTTCCGTTGGCTTTTAAGATGGCGTTAGTTGTAGCGCCCGTGCTTCCGCCTATTGGCGTTGATCCATTTGAAACCGCCGTAACCAATCCTTTGGCGTTTACTGTCACGCTGGCATTAGTGAAAGTGCCCACATTCGAGTTGACTGTTGCAAGGGTGAGAGCCGCAGCGCTGTTGGTCACATCGCCGGTGAAGCTTGGCAAACGAGCGCCCGCCAGTGTTCCAGAACTGATATTACTAGCGTTCAGTGATGTCAGCGCAGACCCGCTTCCAGTCGTTAAAAGCAATGTTCCGGTTGCATTTGGGAGGGTCCAACTAACGTTTGTCGTCAAACTTGGAAAACTGAATGCGCCCGTGAAACCGTTGCTGGAATCTACCATTTCAATCGAGCTTGGCAGCGTCCGCATGGTTAGCGTTCCATCGCTATTTGTTACATTTGTTGCCGTTGTTGCCGTCAATTGACCACTAGCACCAAAAAGCACATACGCGCCCGAATCAGCCGCCCCATTGCCGCCAGTTGAGGTTGTGATTCCGATGTCTGCGGCGTTTAGCGAAATATCAGCACTCAGAGCATGACTGTTAATCGTCAGCGTCTTTGGAACATATGTCCCGCTAATCCAAGTGTCCAAAACCGTTCCTGTGGCGGTCTTGTTTGATCCGGTGCCAGTTCCTTGGAGGATAATGAACTTGTCAGAACTGGAAACGGTAGTAGCTGCCGGAAGCTCTGAGAACTTCACTTGAGCCGTGGTAATGCTAGCAATGAAAGCCAGCGCAATGATGAGGGTGTGTTTCATTATTCGGGTATGATTGTTTGGCCGCCTTCTGTCGTGAATTGGTTTCCGCTTTCGTCTGTGAAGCCTGTATTTTCATTGACCGTCACTGAGTAATAAGCAACCTCAGATGCTACGACTCCAGATTTATACGCAGAAACTAACACTTCACAAGATGATTCAAAAGTGACGTTGCCGCTAACTAGCGTTGCCGTTGTCGTTGGATAGGCTGGAACAACTCCAGTTTCAGCGGTCGTGTAATAGATCGACGCGCCAGACGTTGCGCAAGCGAAAGACCACACGCCATTGCTTAGCTCTGTGCCAACGGGCCGTTTTACCCGTGGATTGTATCCAGCGGGGCAGAAGAACTGTAAAGCCACTTCATACGACTGGTTTTCAGTGTCGCCTTCTCCGTGGTTTTCAGCCTTGATTGGATTGGTTCCTGCGCAGATCAGTCTAACGCCACGAATCCAGTCAAACTGACGGTTGTTTAGCGAGTCCCACAAGCGCCAAGCAATATCTGCAATCGGTTTACTTGGTCCTGCGTCACTGAAATTTAGGTCATAGAGCGAGACGATACTGAGCCTGATTTCAGCTAATGGAAGCCCTACGCCGCCATCATTGTTCGTCACCTTGGCAATATCTGGCGGGTGAATCAGGATGGCGACGCCCTGCTTGCCTGATTTCGATAGCGTTAGAAAGCTTTCCTCCGCTCCCGCTACACTTGGCGTCAGACCTGGCACAACCTTGTGCTGCGCGAAATCGTCAAACTGCGCGTCTGAATCGAGATACGCCTCGACAGCCGAATGAACGGAGTTTAAAACGCTTTCTGTGGTGATGGAAATCATAGTTTAGCGCCTGATTGAACTAGGGCATTATCAATTCCGAGGAATACCAGTTCATAGAATTCTTTATCTGTCGGCAAAAGTCCCCTATCATGTGGTAGAGTTGCAGACTTTACGAGCCAAAACATAACCTTGCGCTTTAGGTTCTTGGGCTTGTCTGCTTTCCTGGCGGTCCTTGCCTTCGCTGCGCGTTTTGGCTTTTCTGGAGCATCAGGGTCTACGGGATCAGGCTCATTTAAGTTTGGTTTTTTCTCAAAAAGCGCAGCAAGCTTGCCTTCTTTGATTACCACAAAATCCATTGAATCCTCTGGAAAGTTGCGAGGCCATTTCCCGCATGTGTCTTTGTGGGCCGGAATTGCAATCCATTTCAATTTACCCGTAGGCCTCACTGTAACAGGTCCGTTAGTTCTGGAAAAAATCTCACTGCTCTTTGTGATCGTGACCGTTGCCGTCTCGTTCGTTGCGCTAGTTGTCAGGTAGCCCGCAGCCTTTGCGAGGTACTGAGTTGGCTTCGCTCCTAACCGTGTCGCGGTCTTGTGCCGAGTCTTTGAGGCTTCCGTGATATGGCGCTTAATTCCAAGGTGTTCGCGTCCAGCCGGATCTTTGCCACCATCGTGCATCGCAATAGCAATGTACTCATTGACGCGCCTTGGCGATTTAATCTTAGCGTGAGCCGTGGAGAGCATGTTCTGTAGCTCTTTGTGCCCTGTGGTAGACAATGACAGCGCTAGAGGCATTATGCAGCATCCCTCCTTGCGTATCGTTCGCGACTCATTCTCAAGGCATCGTCTAGGCCCTTCTGAATCTCAGGATCAATCCTTTTTGTGTTCGCTTCTGGCGCTGGCAATGCTGGCGAGACTTCAAGCGAATCAGAAGGAGCGTAGTCAGCGCTCCACGCGCCATCCTTTGTCATGGCTCCGTGAGCGATGAGATATGAGCGAGGGACGGCGTTTAAACTGCCGCTCGAATTGAACCAGAATGGAGGGTAAGAAACGTCTAGCGCGTCATCGAACAAACGGGAGCTGCCTATGTTGTGCCAAACTTCATGATCCTTTGGCGCTATCAGTTTACCATTGAGCGCTGGCGGGCCTCCCGCCTTCTCCCATCGTTCAGGCCAGTCTCTTGGTTTCTCAGGCTCCCATAGTCTGACTAACTCCCATGCTGGCGAAAAGTGCTTGGCAATTTGTGAATTTCCTTTGAGTTGCTGAATCTTCCCGGCAGCTAGCGCCGATTCTGTTTCAATAACGAGATTCAGCCGAGCGAATGAAGAAATGTCGGTAATGCTTCCCGGTCTTGCCGCTGGAATGCCGCGCCCAAGATCTCCAGGGAATCCGGTTTCTGGTGTGTACTTAGACGCGTTCAGCTTTTCAACCATCGCGGCAATTGCCTTTTGCTTGGCAGTGCCTGTTAACACTTGATCGACCGACTCTTTTAGGACTGTGGCAAAATCTGCCAACGTCACGCGGGCAGAAACATGAACTCTTTCGCGCATTGACCGAGTGAACACTAGACGCAACATCTCCGTGTCAAGTGTCGTCGGCATTGCAACACGCCCTGCGGCCTGCTCAAATGCTTCTGTCACTTGTTCGTCGGTTAGGAGCATATTAAAGGCCGTTCATTGATTCAGCAGACCATGCGGAAGGAGTTAGACCGACAAGAGACACGGAAGGCCCAGCCGGTTGCGTATCTGCGGGAGTTTCTGGCGCTGTGATGCCGCCAAGTTTTGAGGCTACGAGTTTTAGCCACTCATCAGCGCGAAGGGCCTCTTGCGTTCTGATTTCAGTATAGAGCTTTTCGGCGGTTGCGCCGGTCACTTGCCCGAATAGAGCGCGGCGAACCAATGGAATGAAATGAATTGTCGCTTCTCTTGGTATCGTGCCATCTTCTCCAGGCGTGCGCCCTGGCATCGTGATATAAAAGCGAATGTTGGACACCACCGCATCAATAGCGGCTTGAATAGCCTCCGTAATGGTCCGGCCTGTCGGCAGTCCATTCGTGATGATCGTTACTTCTTGATTCTGCAATCCTAGAAGCTTCGCATCTGCTACCGTTGGTGTGTACCACGACATAAGTCAGAAAGTAGAGCGGCGAGACCTTCCCGCCGCCCTTAGTTGGTTGTTTAGGCCGGTGTCACGGTGATTTGCTGAACTGGATTGCCAGTTACAGGGCCGGTCACAAGCACAACTTCGCGGAACGTAACCGCAACACGCCAGACCTTTTCACTCACTTGCCGCTGGTGAGTGCGGAATTGCACGCCGTTGTCATCGCAAGAGAAGGTCTTGAGAATGTCGTTACTACGGCGGGTTGCTGCCGCATTGTTGCGGAAGAACATAGCCTTGTTGCTGTAGAGCGCAGTCAGCGTGCCCGCAGCATCCTTCTGGAGAGCCTTGGAAACGATGGTTTGACGCAGCTTGAGGTATGCGGCGTGCCCAGCTTCATCGCGCAAGGTGCCTTGGAAAGCGCCTGCCGTTGCTTGCCGTTCGTATGCCGACTGGCGAGCATTCCACGCGCCAACGTCGTAATACGCGCAATTCGGACGGATGCCCGAACCGGTAAGCGCTGTCTGAATAACATCGCGAGCGTCGCCGTCTGGATTAGCCGAGCTGCCCCAGGTCTTAGCGGTGTTGTTAGCGATGGCAACCAGTGCCGCAATACGAATCTGCAAACGGTTCAGAGAGATCAATTCCATGATCTCCATGATACGTGTTTGCATTTCAAGCTGCACATCTCCGCAACGATCTTCATCAATCTCAGAGCCGAGGCCGTAAGATTTACAGAAGCCAGCTACTTCAGTGCCCGCGCCGTCGATCAAGCTGACAGTGCCGTTAATTGCGCGTTCAATGCTATTCAACGAAGTCAGCGTATTGATGCCGCCAGAGCGATCCATGTACGAGAAGTAACCATTCTGCCCGCTAACATCCACGCGAGGGGCGAGAAAGTCGATTTCGGGCGTAAGGTCATCATTCATTGCCGCTGTTTGAACCAGCGTTTCCAGAGGGGCGCGGAGTTTGTCAGCGCTGGCCAAATCATTGACGGCAAGACCGCCGGTAGAAAAAACCGTATCATTGTTCGCCACTTCAAAGATATGGCTGTTACCAAAGTTTGTTAGCGGTGCGTTGAGAGCGCCAAGCATGACGCTTGCCTTTTCCGCCAGCTTGCCAACTTCGCGTTGTTTGCTATTAGATTTCATTTTGTGTTCGTTGTGTTCGTTGTTGGTAGCTCAGATTATGGGACAACCACAGCCTGCGGGTAGCAATGCTGCGCGGCGACTGGTGAGCCGCTGACGCCGGGATAAAGTGGGCGTCCAATGCGGTAATGCGTGCCGGATGCGGTAGGCTTGTTTTGCACGCCACCGCTTGCGGCTGGATACAGCTCGTCCGTGATGGCGATAGCTTCAGAGCAATTCACAAGCTCAGGCTTACGCCATGCGCCAAGCAAATAAACGGCTTGGTTTCGAGTAAGTTCAGTGCTCGCAACAGCAGACGTAACAATCCCAAGCGGGAAGTCAGTGGATGCGGTGCAAACAGCGTACTTGGTTTCATCAGCGCCCCACTTGACCAACACATTAGCGGCGTGCGCGGCAGTTGGCAGGAGGTTGATAACACCCTCAGCAGGAGGATTGAAGGTAACAGCATTGACCGCCAACGTAGCGTTGGCAGTTGGCGAGAACATCGCGGCAATTGCGCGGATGAATGTATTGATTTTCATTGTGTTGGTTGTCGTGTTTTGGATTGGTTATTCTGCCGTTTTGGTCGAAGGGCGACCTGGGCCACGGCGGGGCGCTGCATCTTGCTCTTTGTCCGATTGAATTTGATTCAATGGCTCAAATTCAGCCGGTGATTCTTCTTCCCATCCGTGAGCGATAAGAACAGCGCGGGCTTGATCGCGAGTAAGGACGTTGCCGGATTCTTTGATTTTTTCGTCAATGGCTTCTTGTGTAGGTTCCATGATTTTGTGAGGTGGAGTTATTCGGCAAGAGCGGCGTCAACTAGCGCCTTGTTGGCAGGGTCTTTCCAGACGGCAGCATTCGCGGCAATAAGTCCAGCGCTCTTGTTTTTGGCGAAACGTTCGTTTACCAAAATGCCAAGCTGCGAGCGTGCATCATTCACGGCGAGTTGTCCCTCGCTTACCGTCTGACGATTGACCACTAGGCGGCCCGTACTCATGCGCGGCTTGATGGCAAGGAAAGTTGGATCATCGGCATTGACCAAAAGCTTAGGCTTCCACTCATCCTTTGCGGCTGGCGTGATTCGGCCCTCGTTGATTGCAAGCTGTAGCTTAGCGTCAACGTGCTTTTCAGTGGCGACATTGACCGCTTTTTCCAAGTCTTTGATCTTGGTTTCTGCGTCTGCCTTAGCGTTGGTGAGGAGTGTTTCAAGTTCTTTCACTCGCTTTTCGGCTTCGTTCTTTGCGGCCTCAGCGATAGCGGCCTTGTCGTGCATTCCTGTCACGGCGGCGTCGTATTCTTCCTGCGTACAGTCATCTTTCAGACCTAGCTTCTTTTTGATTTCTGGATTCATTGTGTTGGTTTCGGTTTCGTTTGTTGGCGAATTGTCGCGATCTCCATCGGCATCATTAGTCCAGGCTGGTACACTCCCGATATTTGGGTGCTCGACCATAGCTACATGATCAATACCAATGGGAACAACCTTACCGTTTCCAATTGGCTTAACATACCAGCCGATAGATGGGTACGGGTGATAGCCTTCCTTGTCGTTTTCGAGTCCAATGGTGTTTAGCTTGCGATTCAGATAGAGGCCGTCTGCGCGGCATTCCATCGCCATGATTCGACCCATGGGCTTGATTGCTGCCCGCAAATCATCTTTTGTCGGATGGCGGTCATAGATTGGAGCGCCACGGAAATTAGCGCCCTGTTTGGCTTTCAGTTCGTTGAAAGCCTGAATCATCGGTTGCACGCTTTCGCGCGTCGTTACCTGGATTCCTTTAGCGTTCGGATGCTCGCCCCACGGCGCTACTTGCACCCATTCACTACCAGCTTCTGCCGCAACTTGGTTCGTGAACATCAGGCACGAATCACGGTGTAGTTCATCGTTGATTGCAAGCATGGCCGAATACTTCGCGGCCTCCCATCGCTCGGCGATTTCATAACGCGCTTCGTCTTCAAAGAGACAGCGAGCAAGTAGTTTCAAAAGGTAATTCATAGCTTTGGTTGTGTTACTTTGTGAAGGATATCTTGCGCCTGCTCTGGAGTCAGTCCAAGCGCCTTGAATGCGGCCTGTGTTACAGCGCCATTAAGCCATTCGGCTACACAGTTACCTTTCATGACGGTATCTACTGCACCGCTCCAGTCGATTGCTTGCAGCTTGTCGGAATCAACGCCAGCCTCAACAATAGCATCATGGATGGCCTGTAAGTCCTTAGCTACGGCCTGTTGAATCTCCAATTGATTAGCCAAATCTGCCGGTTGCGGGTGCGGCCTGCTATTCTCAGCCTTATCAGGTGTTGGCGGTTCAATTTTAGTCAGCGGGTCAACAGGCGCGGAAGATCGCAGAATATCGTCACCAGAATCAGCAGGAGCGCGGTTGTATCGTTCACACCAATCAGCTACAGCAATCGGAATACCGTATTTGACTGCCGCTTCGTCAATCTTCATTTCCTGCTCAGTATCAGCCATTGAAGGGCCTTTGATGTTACCGAACGCAAGAGCTTCTACACCTTCGCCATCGTACCATTCGAGAACCTTCTTTTCGATTTGCTGCATCACCTCGCTAACGAATTGGCAATCGGCATTTTCTACAATCTTACCCTCGTTCGTTTGCTGGTTGCTTCCTGTCCCTTGCCCTGCCGTGCTAGACATTGTGGATAAGTCGCCACCTCGGAACATAGCGGAAAGAGCACGGTCCAAGCGCTCAATAAGCTCTTTGGACGGACTAACGCCAGCGCTTCCGCCAGCCTCAATGAGTGTAATATCAGCGCCATCGCCGATAACCGCACCGCCGTCGTTATTGATACCCTTAACAGCAAGCTCCATCTGTCGCCACTCTGGCGAGTTAGGAGCAGCGGGAGTCTTCCCGAGTGGGAAAGGCATACCATGGCGTGCGCAGAATTTAATCCACGTCTCAAGGCCTAAGTGCTTGTAAGCATAGCAAAGACTCGCTGCTTCCATGATGCCACGGCCAGCAATTGGTAGCCAGTTCTGCGGGTCCAACGGCATCCCGTAGACAGTTGCCGGATTAGTTCCAAGGAATCGGAGTTCTCCAGTTAGATTCTCGAATAGCCATCCAGGCACGAATTCCAGTTCAGCAGTGATCCCCTTGCTTGAAATCTTCCAATTAAAGTGAATTCCACCGTAGCGCATGGATTGGACATGAACCACAAAACGGCAGAATTGAGCGAAACCACCTTTAACGTTGCGATCCCACGCAGATATACAAGTCATGTTGTTCCAAAAGTATTCCAGTCGCTCCTTTTGGCTTTGTGACTCTCTCGCTGTGCCTGCGTCGTCTTTAGCTTTTGAGGTGTGCAGGATAGACCACGACCTTTGCGCTACAGCATCTTCCTTTTTGCCTTTGACGGTGATAATCGTATCATCACGACGGGCCATTGCCTCCCATGCGCGAAGGGCGGAAGACAAGAAGCCCTGCTCTTGCTCTTGAATCCACAGCGATAACTTCTGCGGTCGGAAATCACGCAGAGGATTAAACATCGACATGCGGATAAACTGGACTGCAGAAGCGCCGAATATAGGCTTCGTGTCCAGTTCACCAGAAGGCGCGGCAGTCATTGCCAGCCTGTCAATCGGGCCTTGTGGAATGACTGAACCAGCGCGGCCATAGTCATTAAATGGCAAGGCGTTTTCAGCTTCCAATGTGCGCTTGCGAGCCATTAGAACTCATCCTCCCCGAAAGCCGCTGATTTTGTCGCGAAGCCGTAATTCGTGTCTTCCTGCTTAATTGGCGCATAGGCTACCATTGGCATGTTCAAAGCCTGCCCAAGTTGGCGGAGTGAGTCGCCTTTATGCGAATACTTGTTATGAACTGGCACGTTCTTAACAATGCCAGTTGAGCTTTCACGGATGAAACGATATTGCGCCAATTGCGCCAGTGCTTCCTTGGTATTCGTTTGATGGAACACTAAGCGCGACCATACCTTCTTTAGATCGCCAATTCCATCCCACACGGTAGGAGTGCAAGGCACGATCTTTACGCACCCGCCAAGCTTTGCCAGCCTCAAATCAGCCGTAAACATTTGGGCCTGCGTTTTGCCGCTTGATTGCTTTTCTCCTGTATCCCACGGCAAATAATGTGTTCCGAACGCATAACCAATCGCCTTGTAATCTGCAAATCTGTCTGTGAGTTCTATATCCCTATCCATGTCGCATCCAATGACGCGAATCTCTGATGACGTTATTTGAGCAAACCAACAGACAGTGTTTATCGGGTGTCCAAAGTCCCAAAATGTATCAACGGCAGTATCAGGAATTGGGAAGTCGAATATCTTACCCTCTGCCCGTGATAGCTCGATCAAGTCGCCGTAGATGCTGCCTTCTGGCACTGATTCCCAACATTCATGCTGGAATGTCGGATATTGAGACTTTGCCTTATTCAGACCTTTGGTGCGGATAATCTCAGCATACCAAAGCTTTTGGCCGTGAGTGAATTTAGCACCCATCGCTTCGCAATCAGCGAAGTGTTTAGCTGACGCCTTGTCGATATACCCGTGTTCTTGCGTATATGTCGGCTCAGACATCCAATCAAAGAACATCACGCGCCATGATTTAGGGCATTTTTGATCTTCTGGAGTGTCCAACGCCTCTTGTACCAACTTCCCCGGCTCACCGTCGAGTCCTCCGCTCCATGTGGTTTCAACGATAGTTATCCCACCTTCTGCGGCAGGTAGCGAGCCATCGCGGATTTCTGCGGAATGAAGACGGTTCTTTGTCTGAATTTCTCCCCATTCGGAAATGTGCAACCATTCCAAGGTCCCCCCTCGGAACTTGATTCCAGCCTCAAAGACAGACGCAGGGCCTTTCTTCGATTTAATGGTGACGTCTTCAACCAGGGGCTTGATATCCAATGCGTTGAGTATGGATTTAGGCAAGCGCTCAATCGCGAAAACCACCTTATCAGCAAGCTTCTTTTCAGCATCTGGCGCGGTTTGATCAATCAATGCGGCCTTTGCTCCACTGGTGAACAAGCACAAATCAAGGCCCATTAGGCACAAGACGAGAGACATTCCAAGCTGTCGCGCCTTTGGGATAATCAACCGCTTCCATCCGCGAACATGAATGCACCAAATCACAAGCAATTGTTCTGGACTTGGAATGAATGGCACCTCAACGGCTGGCAGTCCTTTGCGCCCTGGCTTGTTGAGACACTTGTAAAGCTTGCCAGCGCATAGTCTCCAGATTGGATCTTTCAGCGCCTTCTGCGGCTCTTTTTCGAGGCGCGAAGGGTCAGAGCGGCGTTTTGCCTCTGAAAGCTCTTTAGCTGTCATGGCGTAGCTCATCGCTCGCGCACCTCCTCGATTAGTGCTGCGAGGTCGTTGCTAATGCCGTGCTCTACCTTTTCGGCGGCATACCATCCAGGCATTGCCTTTCCGACCTCTTTTAGAGCGCCTGTAGACGCTGCGATTTCGCCTAGAACCTTTGCCTCCTTGGCGTTTTCAAGCAGCATTTCAAGCCACTTTTCGCGGGTAAGATCAAACTTGGCTTCTGCCTTTTTCTCGATCTTTTCTCGAAGTTGAGAAACCCTTAGCGCAACCTTGGTGCCATCTTTGAGCAGCTTCGATGAATTGACTTCCGCTGTTGCGTTGCTGCAATCGCCTTCTGAAACATGCACGCGATAAGCCTCAGCGCCGGATTTGCCCGACGCGACAGCCTTAGCGAAAGCCTCATGCTTTGGATTGGTTAGCACAGTGACACACGCAGACTAAAGTCCTTTGTGTCAAATGCTTTTTTCACTGCCCATAGAATGCTGCTCTATGGGCATTTTTTCCATAGCCGAACCGTTGAGGCTACTAATTAGCGGCAAGAAGCTTCGAGAAAGGCCCGAATACTGGCGCAATCGAACAACCGCCGCCCTCGAATCGCTCCCGGCTTGCGAATGCTCACAGAGCGAATTTTGCGCTCAGTTGCCAGCACGTACAGATAGCTACGGCTTAGCCCAAACAGAGCGCGGGCGTTTTGGTAGTCTACGAATTCTGGCAGCACTGTGACTGCCGCCGATTTGGGTGTTGAATCAGGTGTCATATTCGACTCTAATGTCTCCCTAAATTCTCCAAAGTCCAGGAAGTTGCCAATTAATCGTAGCAATTGGCAACTTATGCTTTTGGTTGACAGGTTGCGCTAAAATGAGAATCTGGCTCATCTCGAATAAGCCTGCCACCAAACAGCAGCGAGAAAACCTTGCGTTGCCCATGAGCAAGCCGTGAGACTCATGTGCCAGTAGGGCAGAGAGCTTTGAAAGTAGCCACTGCAAACCGCTTGTGATGAGTGGCGATGAATCCGCCCTAGATTCTCCCCTGTGGCTGTAAATCAGCTACGGGGGAAGGAGGTGGCTCGTAACAAATGCACGTGGTGCCATTATCCTTGCGCATCCAGCACTTTCGACGGCCTATCACCCGTGCTCGCTCTCAAAATCAAACCTTGCACCCACTCGCCCCGTGAAACTCCACTCCACTTAGCCTCAAGTGTAGCCTTATCTATGGCCTCTTGAGTCATGGCAAGTGAAAGCGTTTCCAACGGCTTGTCATACTTCGGTTTCTTGCCTGCGTTCTCGCGCTTTCCGCCTCTGGTTGGTTTCTTCATGGCTT